AACCCGATGACGTTAATGACTTTTTCGCTCTTTTCAGGCCAGAATCTGGCTAGCAGAGCAAAAACTACTAAGCCAGTAGCGGCTCCAGCAGTGTTACTTATGACATCGGTGATATCGCTGACCCCAATAGCGAAAACGTACTGAACGACCTCGAATGCCACGCTTGCTAAAAACGGTGGGAGAAATTGAATTAACCATGAGCGCCGTTCCAACAGCATCCTCATGTACATGCCAAACGGGATGAAAACAAGGAAGTTGAACACGATCTCATTAAAGAAGATCGACCCGTTAAGAATCGCAGAATCTGCAAATGGGATCAGATTTAAGGAGCGCACATGCCGCATGTTCAGCATGTCGTCAACGCTGGTGGCGAGTTTGAACAGCACCAGCCACAACAACAAGAGCAGATAAATCCCGAACACCGCGTAGGTCAAGCATCGCGTTTTCTCTCTCATGCCCCAATTCTATCTTTCGATGACATCTAAAGACCCATGTCACGAAAAATCACTACCCAAAAGGAGAAATACTCATGGCCACTATTGGTCTAGACAAGCTCTACTACGCAACCATCACTGAGGATCCCACCAGTGGCGAGGAAACCTATGCCACCCCGAAATCGCTGGCAAAAGCAATATCCGCCGAGCTGTCCGTTGAGGTTGCTGAAGCGATCCTTTATGCCGACGACGGGGCATCCGAGATTGTTAAAGAATTCAAATCCGGCACCCTCACCCTCGGCGTGGACGACCTCGGAGCCGACGCCGCTGCAGCCTTCACCGGTGCCACCTTGGACGCTAACGGCGTGCTCATCTCGGCTTCTGAGGATGGCGGCACACCTGTTGCTATCGGCTTTCGAGCCGCCAGATCGAATGGCAAGTATCAGTATTTCTGGTTGTACCGGGTGAAGTTTGCGCTGCCTACTACGACCCTGGCGACCAAGGCCGACAGCATCACCTTTAGCACGCCGTCGATTGAGGGCACGATCCTGCGTCGTAACAAGCCCGATGCGCATGGTCGTCATCCGTGGAAGGCCGAGGTTACTGAAGGCGCATCCGGGGTAAAGGCAGAAACGATTAGCGGTTGGTATAAGCAGGTTTATGAACCTGCAGCAGCCACCACGCCGAGCCGTGCCGCAAGCCACTAAAAGGAGGGCAGTTTTATGGGAAAGAAACCCACAACAACCAATGCGATGGATTCGTTTCGCAGCGCCACCATAACTATCGGTGGCCAGGATTACGAGCTGGTCTTGACGACTCGTGCGACCCGGTTGATTGCGCAACGTTACGGCGGACTCGAACATCTAGGAGATGCCCTGGAAACCTCCGAGGATGTGGATAAGTCGTTGGGTGAGGTGATCTGGCTAATCACCCTGCTTGCCAATCAATCCGTTGCAATCCATAACCTCACGCACCCGGACGATCAACGCAATGAACTAACTGAGGATGCGGTGGAGTTGCTGACGGTGCCGGCTGATTTGGCTGACTACCGGGCAGCGATCAGCGAAGCACTACAACGAGGAACAAGACGAGCTATTGCCACCGAAGCACCGGCCCCAAAAGACCAGAACAAGGGCGAATCGTAGATAGTGATGAGGCGGCCTTCACCAGGCTGGTTTATATCGGGCTGGCCCACCTGCACATGTCCCGGGTGGAGGTTGACCTGTGCGTGTTTGGTGAGTTGCTAGACCTAGTGGATTGTTGGCGGTTAGAGACCGGCCGAGCACAGCCGAAACGCGTTTGTTTTATTGATGATGTGATTCCGGCAGGAATTTAGCGGTGAGGTTAGGTGGATTTTCTAAACCATTTGGCTCCGTACTTTTGCATTTGGGTGTCGCCCCACCAAGATAAGAATTCATCTGGTTTTTGCCCGTTGGGTTGTTCGAAGGCGCAGTCGAATGAAGCGATCACGCCGTTGGTTGCCTCTGCTAGAGCGGCCGCAACTAAGCCGTAGCCTGTGCAGGCAACTGGATGCGTACAAGCACTTCGGTATTCATACCAAAAATGAATTTGCGAATTGACTTTAGCGAGTTCCTGTTCGGTTAGTCGCCCGTCGAATTCACAAGCTTCTAGGGGTACTACATCTCCCAGCTTGATAGGTGGATAGCCAGTTTCTTGATGCCAGTTTGCGAAGGTTTCAACGTCTGAAGCATCTGCGCGAGGCCGCTCCAGACAGTAAGGGAAGGACGAGGAACATATGGACCCGTCTAGTAAATAGGCAAAACGCAGTTGCATTTCTGGCTGCCATCGCATTCCGTGTGGAGTCTGTTCAGATGTTGCATAGTAACAGGATCGAACCTCTATTTGTGACCCGATCTTGTGGCGGTCAAGCAGCTCTTGGAAAAGCTCTTGCGTTCTCGAACGAGTGTGCTCGATAAGAGGCATAAACCCCATCATCGGATACACATCGATTGTCGTAGACATGCTCTCACTCTAAAACCCCCACTGACAGTCTTATTCATTCAGGAGGTGAAAATATGGCCGAGTCCAGTTTCGGTTTGAAGATTGGTTTGGAGGGTGAGCGGGAGTTTAAGCGCGCGATCACCGACATTAACCGTGAGATTCGGGTGTTGGGCTCGGAGATGAAGCTGGTCGCGTCCCAGTTCGACAAGAACGACTCTTCAGCCGCAGCACTGACGTCTCGTAACCAGGTGCTGGGCAAGGAGATCGAGGCGCAACGGGCCAAGGTCGAAACCTTGAGGTCTGCACTTGAGAATGCTGCCTCGTCTTTTGGGGAGAATGATTCGCGCACGAAGAATTGGCGGATCCAGCTCAATAACGCCCAAGCCACCCTCAACGACCTTGAGGGCGAGCTGAAAGACAGCAATGAGGCGCTAGCAAAGTTTGGTGACCAGGCTGACGGTGCCGGGGATGATGCCAAGGACGCCGCCAAGGGTGCAGACCGTTTAGAGGGTGCGGTTGATGAGTTGGGTTCGCAGATGGACGACACCTCGGGCAAGACCCGGCTTTTCGGTGACGTGCTTAAAGCCAATCTTGCAGCCGAGGCAATCGTTGGTGGGGTTAAGGCTATCGGGCACGCCATCGCGGGTATCGCTAAGGGCTTCGCCGGGGCGATGAAAGATGGGGTGGAGTACAACGCCCGCATGGAGCAATACACCAGCTCTTTCACGACGATGCTGGGTGATCAGGCCAAAGCCCAGAAACTAGTCAACAACCTCAAACTTGAGGCTGCTCGTACTCCGTTTGGTATGGAGGATCTGGCTAAGGGCGCCCAGACTCTGATGGGGTTCGGTATGAGCGCTGAAGAATCCCAGATCAGGCTCAAACAGCTCGGCGATATCTCTCAGGGTGATGCCCAGAAGTTTGAGTCACTTACGCTGGCGTTCGCTCAAATGTCCTCGACCGGTAAGTTGACTGGTCAGGATCTCAATCAGATGATTAACGCCGGTTTCAACCCCCTCGAAGAGATCTCCCGTAAGACAGGTAAGAGTATCGGCGAGCTCAAGGAGGAGATGGGTAAAGGCGCTATATCTGCGGATATGGTGGCTGACGCGTTCGCTTCCGCCACTAGTGAGGGTGGGCGGTTTTATGGTGCGATGGATGCCCAATCTAAAACCTTCTCCGGACAATTGGCCACCTTGCAAGACGGCGTAGCAAACCTCAAAGGACTCTTGGCCGGTGGCTTGACCACAGCGCTAGCCGGGACGGTGATGCCGATGGTCAACGGCTGGGTCGACGAACTCACAGAAGCCTTCGAAACCGGCGGCGCACCAGCCCTGATCGACACTTTCGGCGGGATCCTGAAAGAAGCACTGGCATTTATCGCCGAACAACTCCCACAAGTAGTTGAGACCGGCATGACAATACTGACCAGCCTGCTTGAGGGGATTATTGCGGTGCTGCCGTCCCTAGCCGACACCGCCGTAACCCTAATCGTCGCCCTAGTAGAAGCCATTATCGAAGCGCTACCGAGCCTTCTTGAGGCTGCGGTGCAGATCATTACTACGCTGGTAGCCGGTATTGGTGAGGCGCTGCCGCAGTTGATTCCGGCGGCGGTCGAAATGTTGACCACGATGATCCAAGGGTTAGTGGATAACCTGCCGCTGATTTTGGACGCTGCCTTGCAGTTGATCACGGGCCTGGCTGAGGGCCTGATCGCGGCAATCCCTGTGTTGATTGAGGCTTTGCCGCAGATTATTCAGGGGCTGGTGAATTTCCTTGTGGGTGCTATCCCGCAGATCATCCAAACCGGCATCCAACTACTCACCAGCCTGGTAAGCGCGCTGCCAGAGATTATTACTGCAATAGTGGCAGCTCTGCCGCAAATCATCACAGCCGTGATCAACGGGGTCTTGGGGGCAATCCCGCAGCTGATTCAGGCTGGTATTCAGTTGTTTGTTGCTCTGATCGGTGCCTTACCGCAGATCATCACCACGATTGTCGCGGCCTTACCGCAGATCATTGGTGCGGTAATCTCTGCCGTGATTGGTGCGATTCCGCAGTTAGTGCAGGCCGGTATCCAGCTACTAACAGCACTGATCGGTGCGCTACCGCAGATTATTGGCACGATTGTCTCCGCCATCCCGCAAATCATTGGCGGCATTGTCTCCGCTGTGTTGGGTGGGGTTGGCCAGATGATCAATGCTGGTGCTTCCTTGGTTTCTGGTTTGTGGCAGGGCATCCAGTCGCTGGCCGGGTGGTTGTGGGACAGGGTTTCTAGCTGGGTATCGAGTATTTGGGATGGGATCCTC